AAACTATATTGCGAACTTTCAGTACCTTTAAATGCTTTGTCTAATAAATTCATAGCATCAATACCTCTATTAACGCTATCTAACATATTATTTAACCATGATGTTGTACTAGCTATAATACCAGTTTGTGATTGACCTATTTTTACTTTTAATTGCTCCCAACTATCTCCTAAGTTAGATAATTGACCGCCAACTGTTTTGGATTGGTCTGCCATTAAATTAAAGAATTGTCCACCTTCTTTAGTCATATCTCTAAATGCACCTTGCACATCTTTAAAACCTATTTTACCAGCAGAAACCATATTATTAATTTCTGTAGTAGTTGTTTTTAATCTTTTTGCTAATGTTTCATAAATAGGAATACCACGACCAGCAAACTGCCTTAAATCCATCAATGTTACACGTCCAGATGTTTTTAATGTACCATATAAATAGGCTATATCTCCTAATGGCGCACCAATACCACTACTTACATCTCCTAATGTACGCATAGTATCAACTAATTCACCTGCTTTAAATCCATAAGCTAACAATTGTTTACTAGCATCTTGAACTTCTGTTAATTGAAATGGTGTTGTTTTGGCTAATTGAATTAATTGCCTTTCTAATGCTTTAGCTGCACCTTCATTTCCATACAACATAGTTTTTATACTTGCATGAAATTTTTGAGCATTATCTAAAGCATCAAAAACAGATTTAACAAAAGAAACAACTCCAGCAGTTGCGAAAGCCCCAGCAACAGCCCCCTTTATTCCACTTAAAGAATTATTTAACTTACTCATTTTACCATCTAATCCTTTTACTTGATTAGCTGCACCCTGCATAGTTTTACTAAATAAATCTTTTAGTCTAAGTGTATATTCTAGGTTATTCGCCATCTGGTTTATCTATTCTTGTTCCGTTATATTTCAAACAATAATCCATTTCTGCTACTCTTTTAACCCATTGGCTATCCGATAAAGTTTCTGGATTTTCTCTATAAAAAAAGCGGATAAGAGCATTGTTTCTAGCTATCTCATCCGCTTCTATTTCTTTCTTATAAAATTCTAATTTTTTTTTAAAACTGCTTGTTGAACTTTTAATAATTCCACTACTCCTAATCCTGCACTTTCAATAGCGTCATCGTTTTCAGTAACTAATTTTAATTCATCTCCACCGATATATAAAGCGTTTAAACAAGCTACAACAGCTCTATCAAACTTATCCTGAGATACTAATTTACCTACTAAAGAACGTGTGCTTTTGTCTGGTTTTTTAAGAAAAATAGTTGCTGTTTTATCTTCATCATCTGTGTCTAAATAAACAACCATTTCTCTTACTTTACCATGTATTTGTTTTAGTTTTTCAAATTCTAATTTTAATTCATCTTGTGTTTTCATAACTTTTTTTTAAGGTTATGCAAATATACAAAAAAATAAATTATAAGTATTGAATGTGTGAAATAATTAATTCTAATTCTACTTGGATTGAAGTATCTCCGCTTGAAGATGCTCTTTTGTTATTCATAAAACGTACATTTTTTAAAACGTGTTTACGAGTTGTTAAAGCTGCATCTACATACATAACTACAATGTCAAATTCAGGAATATCTTGTATGCGACCTTGAGGTGCTACACTTTGGATATTCTCTAATTCTTCCATTAAAATAGTCATCTTAGCAGTAGGTTCAATTTTACCATATCCACGAGATACTGGAAAACGTCCAGCCCCGTAAATATTTTCCATGCCTTGTTTTTCTTCATACTCTATATTAGTGATACCTATAATTGGTTGACTTAAAACGTTTACAATTATATCTGCCCACTCGTATGATTTGCCGTTAATTAACGGCGGTATTGGATATGCCATGTCTTAATATTTTTTAAATTGTTAATGCAAAACCAATGTTTACAGTAATTGTATCTGCTACACCTACTGGTACTAATTTTACAGCTATTGTTAATTCATTATCAGTTAATACATCTTGTGCAGGGTCTATTACAACGCTAAAAGCAGATAATTCAAAATCTCTTTGCATCACTTCTAAACTTCTATCACAAATAGAATTAAAGAATCCTATTGTATCTTCGGCTAAAGTACCATTTGCATTTACTACTAATGGACTAGCTAAACTAGGTAGTAATGCAGCTCTTAAACTTCTAATTGCTTTGTCAATTACTCTGTTGTTATAAACATAAGTATAATCAGAGGTTAAAGCGATACAAGTGTTTGGTTTTGTAAAATAAGAACCTGTTAATCCTACATATTTTTTAACGTAGTTATAACCAAAATTTTCTAAGTTTACAATACTTCCATCTGATAGAGTTGTATATAAAGTTCCATTAGCAAATGCTAAAACATCGTATTCAGCAGCAGCCACGTTAAATTTAGCTACCCAAGCAATGCTTTCGTTTACTTTTGCTAAGGAGATGGCACCTAATTCTGTGCCCATACTACCAATACTTTTACCTGTTGCTTTAAATAATTTAAAACCTAAATTATCCCCATCTTGACCAATTGCAACACTTACATTTTTATTACTTAATAATTTTAAGTTCGCTAAAGTTGTTAAGTCAGCTGTTCCACTAATTTCAGCTTGATAAACAACAGATGAAATAGTTTTATGATTAGTTTCTAAATCATTTAAAATAGCCTGTAAAGTAGTTGTTTGAGATGTTGCAAATGCAGTAGTTTTTTGATAAATACCTAGTTGTTTAATTTCACCTTGTGCAAAGTTTTGCATCAAAGTTACACTTGCAAACGTTGTCGCATCAGCAGTAGCGTAAACACCTACATACAATTTTCCTTTAGGTTGTATTCTGAAAAATTCAGATATATGATAGTGCATGATATCTAATTCAGAAGCTACACCTGCAACTACATTTTGTGTTAATGTACTAGCATAAGCACCTACTACTGTTTTTACATAAGGAGTTCCACTATTTAAAAATACACCTTGATTTTTTGGAGCTGTAATAGTTACTGTTGCTGTATTTGCAACTGCACTAAATCCATGTGTAGGAGTTCCTAAATTAATTTCTGCTGCAATTCTAGTAGCACTTGTTGAAGTTGAAACCGCATCTGCTGTAACTGCTGTGAAAGAGCATAAAGTAACCGTTCCCGCTGCTGATTTAGATGCAGTTGGATTTGCGCTATCAATAATGGCACAAGTTAATTTATAAGTATCACCTACTGTAAATTTAGTTGTACATAAATCGGTTGCTGTACTAGCAGTTGCATCGCTTGAAGTATTTGTAATTCCTAAGTTTACAGCATCTTCTACAGAATAAATTACTTTAATTCTATCGGATGCTCCAAATCCACTTGGCAAAGTAGCTGAGTAGAATAAAGCACCAGATACATAATCCGTTCCTGCTAATGGTCTACCTAAACCGCCTTTGCCTTTGTTAAATATAACGTCGTTTGCCATTTATAATATTTTTAAGTGTTATTTTTTCTTTTTAGGTTCTTCAACTTTTGAAGATTCATTTTTAACAACAAATAATTCTAAGTTGTTGTTTTTTGCGTATTCTTCTAAGTTTGAAATTTCGTTTTCATTCTCTAAGAAAAACACCGCTTTTTTACTAGTTACTACAATAATTTTGTGATTATCAAAATCATGTTTAACCAATTCTTTTGCTTGTATTAAATCCATTTTAAGGGGGTTTATATAAAGGTGTGGCTTTTTAGTTCCACACCCTTAAAGTTTATATTAGTTAGCTTGTACGATAGCTACGATACCTACTTGAGATGTACGCATTTTAGAAGCTCCAAAGTTTTGTAAAGCTGATAAAATAGAACCGTAGTAAGCAGGATCATTTTCGTTTACAAACACATCCGCACTTCCTTTTGCTTTTGCAACAAATGAAGGGTGGTAAGCTAAACAAGCTAGGTTATCAGTTGCTGCTGGTGAACTAGGTGCGCCAGTACCATCTGCAATAGTTTTTAATACTGGAGTAGCTGTATTATCATAAACAACTACTGTTGAACGAATCATAATATCAAAACCATGAATACGATTAACAACGCCATCAGGTAATGCTGATTTACCATAAGAATCCATTCTGTAAACATCTTGGATAGCTAATAACTGACCGTTATACATAGAAGACGGCATTAATAAAACACGTCCTTCTTGAGGAACATTTGCCTCATCTAATATAGATTTTGCTTTTAAAATATCAGCTAAAGTAATTGCTAAACGTGTAAGTGTAGCAGATGGAGCTAATGCAGAAGATACAGCAGAACCAGTTGATTTAACAAAAGTCCCTGCACCTGCTGGAGCCCATTTGTATAAGCAATGATTAGTAATAACTTC